CAGCAAGTTTCCAGGCGCGCGTTGAAATTGTTTCTCCAGAGCTACTTCACAATGCAGAACAGCAACTTGCAGATATTCCGGGTGGCATTGAAATTGCGATGAAGCGAGCAATGAACCGCGCGACAGCGCACCTTCGGACGCAAAGCACCAGAGAAATCCGTAAGCGGTACGATATAGCCAGAAAGGATATTCGCGCTGAGCAGAACATTACGACAAGCTATCGGTATTTCAACGGGGTTGAAGCGAAAATTTCCTTTCGCGGCAAAAAGATTCCGCTTTGGCGTTATGGCGGCTCATCTCCCAGCAAACCGACCGTCAACACGGAAAAGACCGTCATGGCAATCGTCAACGGCAATCTGCGCCCGGTTCATCCGGGCATTGCCGCGACCGGCCATCAGTTTCTTTCGACCGCGCCGACTACGTTCTCTCGCGCATTTGTCGCGCAGATGCAGTCTGGTCACATCGGCATCTTCGAGCGCACCGGCGGCAGAACTGCCACAGGCGATGCCGAGATCAAGGAGATCATGGGTTCTTCTGTTCCGCAGATGCTCGGTGGCGATGAGGTGAAAGAGCGCCTCGGTGAACAGGCGATGAGCAAGTTCGAGGAGCGACTGATGCATGAGGTGGATGCGATAGTGAAAGGATGGGTGTCTGTATGACACGACTGAATTTACTGGACGCGCTTACGAGCTTCACGAATGAGGTCATGCGCGAAATTCTTCTTCCCGTGCGGCGGCAGAAGGGCGACGAGGAAGAAC